GACAGCACCACTTAGTAATCTAGCATACTTTAATAATTTAGCACCAGCCGCAATTGCGAGTGCTTTTGCAGAATCCATCATGGCAATAGATGTTGCCACAACTGCGTTTCTAAGCCACTTTGCCCAATGAACAAGTTTTGCCCATGCAGATGCAGCGAGTGCTTTTGCAGAATCCATTAGATTGATCCAAGCGATGCCGATTGCAGTGGTGAACAATCCAGCCCAATGTTTTAGTTTTTTCCACATGGTGGCACCACCAATGGTTGTGGCAGTTCCCGAAAGATAGGCTCCAGCAACTTTCACACCTGCCGCAAATGCAACACCTGCTCCCCACAAAAAATTTAACCATCTAAATACTTTAGCACCAATCCAAAATGATGATATTACTAATGCGATTTCGGCGATATTATCGATAAGCAACCCAAGCATCCACTCCAATCCATATTCTGAATCCCAAACGACATCATACAACTCGTCCAATGTTGGTTTTAACTCTTCCCAATTCAATGCTGCTGTTAAAGCAGTTGCTAAGAATCCGATGTTCAATAACCAATTCTTAATCTTATCCCAAACAGTTTCCTTGCTTAACATTTTTGCCACTTTGTCTAATGACTGTTTAATCTTTCTAATAGCAACGAAGAATATCAATTTACCAAAACCACCAAGACCTCTTTGTTCTTCAAGATCTTGTTCAAGTCGACCAGCCATGCTGTGCTCTTTTTTTTCCATTCTGTCTTCATTCTTCTTATCGAATAATAAAGAACTAGCACTGTTCTTAGCAATAGTAACTAAGGATTCTTTCATCATGCCAAACACATCACCAAAACCCATATCATTATCTTCAACTAATCGTTGAGCATTAACTGGTTTCCATTCAGTTAGGTTGTCATAGAACCCCTCTAAAGAATCGTCTATACTTTCCCACTGACCGGTTGTATCTTTTAATAGGTGTTCTTTAAGAACTTTAGAAATATTATCTGTAGACTTTTTAATGGCGAGCATACCAGTTCTGAGACTTTTTTGAAGACGTTTTCTCCCCTCATCTGCTGACTCCATTTGCTCACCAATTGCGTTTACAATTGGTAGATTTATTTGACTGTTATTTGCTGCCATTCTTCTGTCTCTCTTCTTGTTCTTCTAAAAAGTTCTTTAAAAATATAATGTATATTTCCCTTTCAAAAGGAATCATATTATCAAGTTCGGACAACGAGTATTTATGGTGTTGCATTAATGCGAAATTTAACTGGTAGTGATTCGCTAACGAATCATGCATTAATGCTACATAAAAAAACTTTGTAATCCTTCAAGTTTAATAGAATCCTTCTTACCACATTCTTCACATGTCCATTCAACTTCATGAGAAAGTTTTGGAAGATTGTTAAAGAATTCAGTCATCTTCATAAATTGAGATTGGTTAAGTCCATCTACCCAGTCTTTAATTTCTTTCTTAGTAAATTCGTTGTAAACATTATTATCATCAAAAACATATTCAACACAATTATTTATTACATCAAACATTGATTCTGGTGATTTTTCGTCAATTAAATTAACATCATCAACCCCAGGATATCTAAGGAAAACACCGATATCATCAGTAATCATTATTTTATTCTCAACTTCCTTATCAGTAACTTTAATATCATCAATGTTAATTTCAATTTCAGTAGAATGTTTACATTCCGATTCTTCATCTGGATGACCAATCTTAAGTTTGATCACTTCACCAACAGACTTTCCTCTAAGTTTCATGAATAGATATTCAATATCAAAGGTTGCTAGTTTCTTAACATTAATATCAGTGAGCACACATGCCTTGATAATATTTTGTGTTGCTTTAGATATTTCTTTCTGAGAACCACCTTCTAGTGCCATCAAAAGAACCTTTTCTTCTTTTACCAAAAATGGGCGATATTCTATTTCTTGTCCAGTTGATGGTATTGTTGTACTAAATTGTGGTGCTGCTATACTTGGTAGGTTCATTATATTCTCCGTTCATTATTATTATTTTAAATTAGCATTGTTCACAGTTCCGTGAACTTGTTGTGTTAGGTTGGGATGTTCTTTCTTCCATTGCCTCGCTCTGGCTCTGGAATCATCTTCCATTGACATCATAGTTTTATAATAGTCGGTATTATCGGTTTTATAATAGTCGGTATTATCGGAAGGTGTGGGGTTATATGTATCTGATTCTTTCACATAATTCGGGTTTCCGGATATTCTATTGTTGGAATCCGGATCTTCTTTGTATCCGTGAGATACTACACCATCATCATATTGTACATTTGATCCAGAACCCATAGACAATAGGTTATTAAAATCTAAATTTGCCAACGTTCCTATTCCAGACATACTTGATATGTTTCCTATCCCAGGAAGTCTTAATGCTCCTGCTAATCCATCTTTACCTAAATTGAACGAGAATCCCATTCCCAGCCCAGATTGATTACTGTTATCGTGAGTAATATATCTATAATTCCTATAAGCGAATGTCACTGTTAATTTTGCAGGATCAGAACTTCCCCATGCCATAGAAACATCACCCATCAAAATTGGATATGCTTCTTGCAGAATGTGAATAGTTCTTAACCCACCATCAGCACCGAATTGCCTAATAGTAACGGTGCTGGCATAATCGTCAAAATATTTTACATTATAGTTTGACGACCCATCCATTTTGTGGTGTTTGTAGTCATAAGCACCTGTGCCAACCATTTGATTTTGCCATTTCTCAAAAAATTCCTTCTCTCTTAGATCTTCACTTAATATGAATGAGATTGTTGAGTCACCATACACTTGACCATAAGGCACTTTATTAATCGGTCCATAATTTGAAAACTTATGTTCCGTTGTCATTATCGTTCTTCCTGGAAGGTTTGCTGTGTCAGCACGATATGACATTCCTCTAGAGTTCTTATCTGTGTTAGTTATCCAAACTTCAAAATGACTAGAAGAAGCCACTCCAGAAGTATTCAAAGACGATACCATATTTTGTATGTTAAAACCAGTTGCCATTAGAATTTTTTCCTGCTGTCTGAATAAACTTTCTGTGTTGTAGCATGTTTGAATCTGCTAGTTGGTAAGAATAAAGCAATATCCCATTCTGCTGAATCCACCTTAATAAACTTCGACTTAACGTGGTCTGCTAGATAATGCTTAAAGGTGGGTTTAAAGTATTTCATTTTACTCGCACTCTTTAATAGATTATATGAAATCATCAATTTTGTTTTCTCATCATATCTATTGTTACTTGCTAGACTGTATAATTCGTCCATTAACTTTGCTCTTAATTTAGGTGGTAAATAATGAAGATTAATTCCATAGAATCCACCTTCTGCAGCACCAACCATAAAGATTAAAGGGAATGTATCATAATAAGGTAATGTCTTTTTACCTTTTGGATCATATTTAAAATGATACATATGACCGACATCAACCTTATCAACCTTTTTATTCTCACGAAGCAAATCTTCAGGTTGTACTCTAGTTCTTCCAACCTTGCTTGCCTTAGTTCTAAACCACTCACGTGCGTTTTTAGTCCTAGCAGGGATATGTCCTTGCCTTACACCTTTTACTAATAAATCGTCGAATACTGTTGCCATTGATATATTTATAACGTTTTTACTTATACTTAAAGAGATCTTTCTCTGTTATCACTTTGAATGTCCACCCACGTTCTTGACAATAAGCAGTCGCAGCAACCCACTTTGCCTGATTAACACCCCAAGTCTTAACTTCGTTTAAGTATTTCTTTGTTACTCTACTCTTCTTTTTAGGTGGTTGAGATTGAGCAGCAGGTTTTATTTCAATAAGATATACACCACCCTTCCGATTCTTCATCCATATGTCAACAAAGTATCTGTGCTTCCTTCCATCAATCGGGGACACATAAGGCACTATGACTTCTTCACTGTTCCAAGAAACTACATCTGGATTCTTATCCATATACACAAATACTTGAAGTTCCCAACTAGATCTGTATTTAATTGTATTAACGTTTCCGTTATATTTTTGGGGGAATTTGGGGTTAAACTTTCCTTGATGGAATTTCATTCACTTGACGTTATAAATATACAATAATATCTATTTATTCTAAAAAATCACATGGGTCTGAATAATCTCAAACAATTAAAAAGTCAAGCATTCAATCAATTAGGAAAGGCAGGATTAAATAAATTTGGTCTGGGTGATAAATTAAATCTTAATTTTGATTCTAATGGATTCAAATCAATCTCAGGAAATTTTAATGAATTGATAAAAAAGAAACAACGTGGTCGTGCTGGTCAATCACCTTTAAGAGAATTATATGAAAGGGATTCTAAAGTTAAAAGACCAATAGTATTCCCTGAAGATATAGATGGTGAGAATTATATGATTTTTAATGTTATGGATCGGAAAAGACCAAGCAGAGACTCTGTTATTGAAGAAAGAGCAATGAAAAGCATAGTCCTACCAATTCCATCATCATTAAATAATCAACATAGTGTTGGATATAACAATGAAAACCTTGGTGCTATTGGTTGGATGGCATCTGGAAAGGGTCCATTCAGCAATGGTTCTGAAGTGGGGTCGGCGACGGATATCGCCGATCTGGTTGTTACTAAAGTTAAAAAATTAACTTCAGCATTTAATAAAATGGCTGTTGAAACAAAAGGGGAGAAATTGGCAGCAGACCAAACAACTGCTGGTGCAGCTGTGGGTGGTGCCACTTTAGCAGCAGCAAAGATTAAAGGTTTAGGTGCTGTTGCAGCACTCGGTGGTGCTATTGGTCTAGGTCAGATTGGTAAAGGTCTTGGTACGTCAGAAGGAATTGCGGTAAACCCACATACTGCTGTTCTATTTGATAATGTAAACTTCAGAGAGTTCCAATTCTCTTACAAATTTATAGCAAGGAACGAAAAAGAATCAGTAAGGATAACAAATATAATCGACACATTCAATTATTATATGCACCCAGATGTTAAATGGGGTGGTGGTTCTTTCTTCGAATATCCGGAGGAATGGGATATCGAATTTTCAACCCACTTAGCACCATCATTATTTAAAATTGGTAGATGCGCATTGAAGAATGTTAATGTTAATTATAATGGTGAGAGCATCCCAATATTTTTTGAAGACACTGGAGCACCAGTATCAGTAGAAATATCATTAACATTCCAAGAGTTAGAAATTCAAACGAAACAAACTTTAGACATTGGATGGAATTCAAGAGATGAAGCAAAATCTGCAGCAGAAATTGGCGTTGCTGATGCTAGTTATCAAGGTGAACCAATACCTTATGTCCCTGATCCAGAATAAGGAAAAATTAATATGTCAAACTACTTCTCATACTTCCCCACAACTGAACACGATCTAACGAATAATGGTCAGAAGGTTAAACTAACAAACATACTTAGACGATTTAAAATTAAGTCTTCAGTTAAGTCTGGTATCAATGTTTATTTTGATTACGAAATTCAGTCAGGTGACAGACCCGATACTATTGCTGAGAAGTATTATGGTTCTCCAGCATATGCTTGGATTGTATTGCACTTTAATGATATAATTGATCCAGTATTTGAGTGGCCTCTGTTTGACCAAGACTTTGCCAATTATATGAAAGGTAAGTATAATAGCATCCCTTCTGCTCAAGCAACTGTGCACGAATACAGACAAATATTAAACCAATCAAAAGTATTAAACAACGGAACACGTATCCCTAAGAGATGGGTGGTCGTAGACTTAACAACTTATAGTACACTTGCTGCAGCAGATAAAGAACTCATTACAAAATATAATTATGAGGTAGAAAAAAATGATTTTAAAAGAAGAGTTAAAATATTAGATAGGAAATATCTTCAGCAAGTTGAAGATGAAGTTGAAGATATCTTAAGAAATGGAATCTAATGAGTAATAAGGGTTACAGATTCGCTGGTGATGTAGAGATAAAAAGTATAAATCTTGTACTGAGTGATGGAAGAAGTCTAGATATTTCTGATATGATATTAGAGGTTAATATTTACCAGAACATGTTCGAACATTATTTAAGAGGTAACTTTGTTGTTGAGGATGCACTTAATCTTAATAATATTATAAAGGGTAATAAAGAAGCAGGTATTGCTGGTGGTTTTAATGGTGGTGAATATATAATTATTTCTTATAGGGAAAGGACTGATCCAGGATATAAAGGAATCGCATACAAACAACACATGTTTGCTTTATATGAAACAAGCAATAGAAGAAGAATCAGCGAATTTAATGAGTCTTATATGTTGTCTGGAATTAGTGCTGAAGCATATCAAACTATTCCTCAAAAGATTAACAAAGCATATGGAAGAGGTAGTGGCAGTACAATATCCAAAATGATTAAGTCTATTGTTGATGAATATGTTTTGACAAATGATATAAAAACGATTTATCGTTCTGCCAGAATCAATAAGAGTCTTGATATTGATGAGACTTCTGGATTACACAAATATATTATCCCGTCATTGTCAATTGACGGAAGTATCAACTTTCTGGCAAATGAAGCAAACTCTATTGACCATTATCCATACTACATTTTCTTTGAGGATAGTAGTGGATTTAAGTTTAAGAATGTTCCTCAAATGATAGCAGATGCTCCTATTGATTTTACCTACACATACTTTATGTCTAATGTGGGTGAGAGCGATACTAAAGAGGGTGTTGTGCAGGATGACCAATATAAAATTATATCATATGATATATTGAAAGATGATAATATCTTATCAAATGTTAAGGGTGGTTTATTCAAAGCAAAGACTATTAATCTAGATATACTTAAAAAGAATAAGAAAGAAGTTATATTTGATTATAATAAAGAATCTGATAATTTTCAAACGGTTAGTGATGGTAAGTTTGCTGTAGAGGTTGTGGGTGATCCAGTTATCAATTTAATATCTTCTAGAACGGGTCACGACAACGATGTATTGTTTCAAAAAGAAACAGCATTACCAAAAAAGACAAACACAACCCTCAATAGAAAGTTGTCATATGGTAAACAATTATTTAATAAAATTATTCAAGTATCAATTCCAGGAAATTCATCAATCAACGTTGGTGGGTTAATCGATTTAGAATTCTTTATACATAATAATATAGGAACAGATAAAGGGAATCTAGATAAATCGTTATCAGGACAATACCTAATAACAAAAGTAAGACAAAAAATAACTAATGACGTATTTACCACAATATTAGAATGCGCAAGAACAACTAATTCATTATAAGGAGCATATTATGCCATTACCAGGATCGAACAGAAACCCAGTGTTTCTACAAGAAATAAAAGAACCAACTCACGAAACACCTGACCTTAACAGTATGACTAAGAAGCAGTTACAAGACTATGCTGAAGGTTTAGGTTTAGATTTAAGTAAAAAATTAAATAAGAATGCTTTATTGATGGAGATCGTAGGAGCACTTTAAATGCGTAACTTTATAGGTAGGAATGGATTCACTTGGTTCGTTGGTGTTGTTGAAGACCGTAACGATCCCATAGAACTTGGTCGTGTACGTGTTCGTTGTTTCGGATGGCACACTGACGACAAGGGTGCGATTCCTACTGATTCTCTCCCTTGGGCAGTAATGATTAATAGTATCGATTCTGCTTCAGTAAGTGGAGTTGGTAAATCCCCGACAGGTATTGTTGAGGGTAGTTGGGTGTTCGGATTCTTTATGGATGGTGACCGTGCTCAAGAACCTGCCATTATGGGTACTATCGCCAGTATGCCTTCTGACAAGTCCAACAGTGCGTTTGGTTTCAACGATCCTACCGAAAAATTCCCGAGATATACTAATGAGAGTGATGTAAACAAATTAGCACGTGGAGAGAACACAAGGACTCATACACCTGACACAGTTATCGGGGAACCTGCTGACCCATACAAAGCAAAGTATCCATACAACCATGTGTACGAATCAGAGTCTGGTCACACTAAAGAATATGATGATACTGAAGGTGCTGAACGTATTAAAGAAAGACATAAGACTGGAACGTTTTATGAGATACATCCAGATGGGACTAAAGTAGAACATATTGTTAAAGATAATTATGAGGTGATTGCTGGTAATGATAGTATCCACGTCAAAGGTGATGTAAAAATATTCATTGATAAAAATACAAATGTTACTATCGGTGGCAATTTAACTGCAGCAGTTGGTGGTAATATAAACGTTACTGCTGGTGGTAGTGCCACTGTTACAACTGGAAGTTCTATGACATTGAATAGTGGTGGAAATTTCTCTGCTAAAATTGGTGGGTCTTGCCAAATGATAAGTTCTGGTCCAATGCGATTTATAGCACCAACAATAGATATAAACTAATGCCAAATGCTTGCAGACATGGTGATGGATTATATACTGGTCACGGTTGTAGTCCGACTTCAACTGTTATTGCTACTCAAGGCAGAGTAAGAATTAATAAAAGACCTGCCGCAAGAATGAATGACCCAGTCGCACCACACACAATATTAGTTGGAATATATTGTGTTCCTCATAGTGCTAGAGTTAATAGAGGTTCTAGATCTGTTAGGATTAATGGAATACCTGCAGCAAGAGTTGGCGATTCGGCAGACTTTGGAGCAATGGCACAAGGTTCAACTAATGTCAGAATTGGTGGTTAAACACTTATAAATATATTAATAATAATTTTTAAATAATAGAAGGAAAATGAAATGAATAATCATGACAACATAGTAAACTTATTTGACACTTACAAAGCAGAGAATGAGAAGTTTGAAAACGGAAACAAATCTGCAGGTACACGTGCTCGCAAGGCACTATCTGAGATTACTAAGATTTGTAAAGAACGTAGAAAAGAAATACAAGAATCAAAAAATAATGCCTAATGCCTAAACAAGAAATATTCAGTGACTTAGATTTATCATTTATCGCACACCCGATTACGGGTAACGTGGGTAGAAAGACTAACAGAGAATCCGTAAGACAATCTGTTAAGTCATTAATCTTAACTGATTATTTCGAACGTCCATTTAAGTCAGACATTGGATGTAGTATTCGGTATTTCTTATTTGAATTGTTTACACCACCTGTTAAACAGCAGATGGAAAGGGCAATTAAAGAAGTAATTAAAAACTATGAACCTCGGGCAGATGTGTTCGAGGTTTTGGTAGAAGAAAGACCAGAAGTAAATGCATTGACAGTGTCAGTAGCATTTATGATATTAAACGATCCTGACCCAGTTATCCTGGATGTCATACTAGAAAGAGTTCGCTAGAATTATGGAAAATACTGGGTTTGTTTATATTTGGAGAGATAGAAAACATAATAGATACTATATTGGGTGTCATTGGGGATTTGAAGATGATGGTTATGTTTGTAGTTCAAGATGGATGAAATCTGCATATAAAAGAAGGCCTGAAGATTTTAAAAGAAAAATATTGAAATCAGAAATATCATCAAAAAAGATGATGATTGAAGAAGAAACTAAATGGTTGAGTTTAATACAACCAGACGAAATAAAAACTAAATATTACAACTTAGTAACACATCAATGGCATTGGTCTGGAAAGGATAATAGTTTAACCGTAAGAGAGAAAATAAGTAAGACTCAACAAGGAAGAACCCTCACTGAAGAGCACAAAGCAAATATTAAAAAATCTATGAAAGGTGTGATACAAAGAAGGGTTTGGACTAAAGAGCAAAAAACAGCAAAATCGGTTGAACAGACAGGAAGAAAGAGAACGGTTGAACACATAGAAAATTTAAAGGATTCCCTTAAAGGACTGAAACGAAAAATTGTTGAATGTACACACTGCGGGCAACTGGGTGGTGCGAATGGGATGTCAAGATGGCATTTCGATAACTGCAAATTAAAAGGAAATGAGTAATGGCAACTGCAAATACATACTTACAAGTAAGTGAACTCGACTTTGATGATATTAGAAAGAACCTAAAAAGTTATCTAAGCACACAAAATCAATTTAAAGATTATAATTTCGAGGGATCTGCTATGGCAGTTCTACTTGACGTTCTTGCTTACAATACACATTATAATGCATATTACTTAAATATGGTTGCTAATGAGATGTTCTTAGATACCGCACAACAAAGAGATTCAGTTGTATCAAGAGCAAAGGAACTGGGATATTTACCAGTATCAGCAATCGGTGCGAGTGCAAATGTTACAGTTGCATTTAGTGGCATTGCTAACACTGTGTCCCAATTCACTATTCCGAAGAACTCTAAGTTCTCAACTACGATTGATGATATAACTTATACCTACGTTACACCAGAAGCAAGTGTGGTTCTTAACTCTGCTAATACCTTTTCTAAAGCAATTACGATTAAAGAGGGAATTCCTTTAACTCATAAGTTCACAGTAAATACAAGCAATCCTATAAGATATATTTTACCAAATAATAATATTGATACTTCTAGTATTACGGTGAGTGTTCAGGAATCTTCATCTGATACAACCACGACTGAATTTACAAGAGCAACTAATATCAAACAAGTGTATTCTACTTCACCTGTATTCTTTTTAGAAGAGTCTGCCGATGAAAAATATGAAATTTTATTTGGTCAAGGTGCACTTGGTAAGTCGTTAAAAAATAATAACATTGTAATTGTAGACTACTTAGTATGTAATGCTAATAAAACAAACAGTGCTAATGTATTCTCAGTAGATAGTTTAAGCATTGGTGTTAGTTATACAAGTGCTGTTATTACTACTAACGTCGATTCACTTGGTGGTAGGTCTTCAGAGTCTATCGAAAGTATTAAGTTTAACGCACCAAGAAACTATCAAACACAAAACCGTGCTGTTGTGGATAATGACTACCAAAGAATTCTTTTAACGGAGAATGCTGATTTACAATCAGTGATTGCCTTCGGTGGTGAAAATGCAACACCTGCTGTTTATGGTAAAGTTTATATTGCTGTTAAACCGTATGGTGAAAACTACGCAACAACTAATAGAAAGTCTCAAATTAAAGATTCTATTGCTGACAGAACTCCATTGGGTATCGATCCAGTTATCATTAACCCAGAATATATCTATATTGTTCCTTCAATCACAACGTATTACGATAAGACTTCTACTACAGTTTCTGAGTCACAAATTCAATCTGATATAAGAGCAGCCACTTTAGCATATTCATCAAATAATCTTGAAAGGTTTAATAATAAACTAAGATACTCTAAATTCATTCGTTCTTTAGATAATATTACAACTGGTTCTATTTTAAACAATGATGTGAGTATTAGTCTTGAGAAAAGGGTTGTTCCTAATATCAGCAAGTCTGAAAGGTTATTATTAAATTTCAATAATAAGATTAGAAAGGGTACACTGAGTTCAACTGAATTTACTTATCAAAATTTTCCTGCATATTTAGATGATGATAGTTTGGGTAATGTGAATATATACCGTTACAATGAAGCAAAGGTTAAAACTAATATTATTGCTAATGCTGGAACAGTTGATTATGATACTGGTCAGGTTGAAGTTAATGCCTTCGCACCAACTGCGTTTGCAGATACTCAATTGAAAGTTTCGATGACTCCAGATAGGTTTGATGTCATTCCAGTAAGGGAACAAATTCTAATTATGGACTCAGAAAATGGTGGTGTCACGATTACGGGTGAAACTACTTAATGAGTGTACCAAATAAAATATCCACTCTTGTAAAGAATCAATTCCCCGACTTCTATAAGGAAGACGGTGAAAACTTTCTTGCGTTCATAGAAGCATATTATGAATATATGGAGCAGTCTGGCAAATTAACAGGCGGCATTCAAAACCTACAAGACTATCGGAATATTGATACTACTCTTGATGAGTATATAGAATACTTTAGAAGGGATTTCCTCCCATCAATTCCTATTGATGTTCAAGCAGATAAGTCGTTGATGGTTAAATACATCAAGTTCTTCAATAACTCTAGAGGAACACTTGCTTCTTATAAGTTATTATTCAGAGCAATCTATAATGAAGACATTGATGTTGATTATCCTGCTGAACATATATTAAAAGTATCAGAGTCTGATTGGAGAATTGATAGATATCTTGTAACTGATTACAATACAAAGAATTATACATTCATTGGTAAGAGTATTATCGGTTCTGACTCAAGAGCAACTGCACTCGTTGAGAACGTTGTACGAAGAACTATTCGTGGTCGTGACTTAATGCAGATCTACTTATCAAATATCGTAGGAACGTTCGGTCACTTAGAACCAATCAGACTAGTAACTGACACAAATAGCACTGGATTCATTCCAAATATTGAAGCAGGTATTAATAAGGTAACTGTGGACTCTGCTGGTGGTGAGTATGCAATTGGTGACATCATTAAACTCGAATCTAATATTATTGGCGACTTTGCTAAGGTAGTTGTGACTTCTGTATCAGACTTTGCTGGTGCCTTGACATTTACTATTGCTGATGGTGGTTCTGGTTATAGAGGTTCAACTGTATCTCCTGGATCTAAAATAACATTCTCAACTGTTACTAGATCTTCTGATGCATCATTCGTAATCGAACCAAGCGACATCGTGGATACGAATACCCTGTTAATGATTAACAGCAACCTATTTGTAGATTCTAATATCTTTGGAACTAAAGCACCCCTTATTGTTAATGCAGATGGTGTTAGTCGGTTGATGTCTGATTACTCTAATACTATTTTGTCTAGTCCAGATTTTGGATTCCCCGAGACAGTTGTATTCACACCGAACCAAAGTTTTAGAGATAATGCAAATGCTGTAATTGGTATTGCCAATACTAGAACAATTTCAGTTGGGCAATCTATATACGGTGCGACATCTGGTGCTAATGGCATTGTTAAAGAAATCGTCAGTTCTGCTGCAAACAGTGGTGTATTTAGGGTAGACACATATAAGAATTTCACTACGACAGAAGTAGTTAAGGTTGGTACATCTGCTGGTTCTGCTGTTGGTAATGTAGTATCATTCTCTTCAAATACTATTGGGCACCATATCTTATCAGTCGGTAATGTGGTTGGACAAACAATATCTACTGGTGATGAATTGGTAGGTAGAACATCTGGAGCATTTGGTGTTGTTAAAAAGGTTGTGGTGGATACTGCTAATGGTTATGTACAAGGTGTTGGTGGTGCTGACGACAGAAACTTAGTTGTATGTCAAGTAACTGCAAATACAACTGCCAATTTAACTAGTCAATTTTCAACTGGTCCAATGAAAGCATTTATTGCTAATGAAAGTTTAAGACTGGTTGGTGCCAATACGACTATCGGTAATGTTTCTATAACTACATCTAATTCTCAAATTGAAAACATCTATACTAAATTAGAAGATTCGTTTATATTTCAAGCACATTCTTCAGGAACGATCGCCGAATTGTCGTTAGTGAATGGTGGTCGTGGGTATTATACTCCACCAAATATTGACGTGGTTGATCATGATATCAAATCGATGAATATTGGTGAGTCATATATTACAATTCAATCAGATAACGTAAACTGGGGAACAGGCAATTCATTCTTCACAATTCTTACGTCTGATGATAGGATAACACAAACGTCAAGTAGTGCGGGTGGTTACATTGTTGGTGGTGCAGGAGCAGGATTACCGATTGCTGTTGACCAATATGCTAACGGAACATACGAATCTGTTGTTAGGGTGTGGGAAGACATGGGTAATAGGAAATTAGGAAAACTATTTTCTAATAATGCAACACTCATAGTTAAAACTTATTCTGGTTCATATATTCCTGGATATACTGATGACACAAGAACGGTAGAAAACACTGGTTCAGCTAAGATTGTTAAAATTGTGGACGAAGGTGTATTAGGAACTAATGCGAATATTAATGCTAACGTTGGTGCGAACGGTGCTATTTCTTCAATAAGAATTTTAGATTCTGGATTCTCATACAAAGATGGTGAGAGTGTTACAATTGCTTCTTCTGGTAGGGCATTATCAACTCCAGGTGTTGGAACTATTTCGTTAAGAGGTGATGCTAATTCAGAAGGATACTATGCTACGAGTAAAGGACATTTGTCATCTAAACGTGGTTATTTGCAAGACGGTGAATATTATCAAGAATTCTCATATGAAATTATCTCACCACTATCATTAAACAAATATAAAGAAGTTGCTCTTCAATTAGTACATCCTGCTGGTCAAAGATTATATGGTAAGTACAGTGTTCAGAGTAATGTTGCCTTAGACATGGTGGTGACTTCTGATAATACCAAACAATTAAAATCAAATGGTACTATCGCAGTTACCAACAACGCATTCGGTGTAGTAGGAACTGGGACTCAATTAAATTCAAGTTACGCAAATGGTGATACGTTAATTATTGAATATGGCAACAAACAATTCTATTCAACTGTTATAAATATAATATCGAGTAATACATCAGCAAATCTTAAATTTGCTTGGACTAAAGATACACTTTCAAGTGCTAATGTTTACTATAAATCCGGAACAATATAATGCCATTAAAATACGCAACAAAAGACATATCAATTAATAATGCAAAGGCATTCCTTCATAGTTTAAATGCTGATGAAGACGGAAGATCTTCTAAGAAATCTACTATCCTTTATATGGCATTGGGTAAAAATAAACCATGGGCAGCCGATCCAACTCCAGATAATATGACGGATACAGACCAACATTTAAAGTTTGATATGAAACGTGATTGGATTGGTGCTAAGAAAATTAAAGATGGTGATGCTAGTCATGTGATTCCTAGACATGATTGGACTTCAGGTACTGTTTATTCAATGTACCGTGATACTGATACTAATGTTCACGCAAGAGCATTTTATGTATTGACTGATGAATTCAATGTATATAAAGTTTTAAATAATAATAAGGGTGTAACATCTACTGAAAAACCAACTGGTTATTCTACGTTGCCTTTTACAACATCTGAAGGATATGTGTGGAAGTATTTGTTTACAATATCTGTAGACGATGCTGATAGGTTTTTAACAATTGATCATCTTCCTGTAAAAACTTTATCAGTAAGTGATGGTACTGCAGAAGAAGATAGACAATTATTAGTTCAAAATGCTGCAGTAAATGGATCTATTGAAGTTGTTGAGACTGTTAATATTGGTTCTAATTATCATATGATTGATAATGGTGTGATTGCTGCAGGTGGCAAGAATGATATCCAATTAAGTACAAGTGGTAATACTAACCCATCTCCTATTGATAATTATTATAACGGTGATTCTGTTTATATTATATCAGGAACAGGTGCTGGCCAAATAAGACGTGTTATTGATTATTCTGGTTCAACTAAAACTTTAACAGTTAATACTGCGTTTACAACAGTTGCTAATACTGATTCTAGAGTTGTGATTTCCCCGACTGTTACTATTATTGGTGATGGTGCTGGAGCAAAAGCGTATTCAAGAGTAGATACATCAACTGGTGCTATTTCAAACGTAAGTGTGATTGCTGTTGGTAGTAAGTATTCAAGAGCAGAAGCAATTGTTACATCTAATACTGTTCATGGTTCAGGTGCAAGTGCTAATGTTGTTATCAGTCCAATTGGTGGCCATGGTTCAGACCCAATTACTGAATTGTATTCTGATAAAGTTATGCTTAATTCTAAATTCGTAGATCCGGAAGGAGCAGTTATTACTGGTGCTGGATTTATTCCATCTAATACTGAATTCAGAACTATTAGTGTTGTTAAAGATCCAATCTTAAAGGTTAATTCTAATAACATCATTCAAGCAACTGAAACAATAGCAAATACTTCTAACAGTCCTGACTCATTAAGATTGACTACAAGACTAACTGCTTCTTATTTACAAATGAGTGGTGGATCTCCAGTAAATCCTCTTGCAGTAAAAGATATTATTACAAATGAAAGAAATTTATTAAGAGCAAAGAATGGTGCTTTAGAATTCGTAACAGAATTAGGTGCTGTAGGTAGAGAAACTGTTGCTTTAAGTAATGCAGTAAAGGCTGCTAATGCAGATATCGTTTATATACAAGATGACCCATCACAATCCGATGCATCTTACTATCATTTCTATATAAATAATGTAGAGAGTTACGGTAATTACTCACCGTTCAAAATTGATGATAATATCATAAAGAGTACGAGTGAAACTAATATAGCACAAGTTACTGCAATTAAAGGTCCTGAGGCAAATACTTTCTCAGGTGAAATATTATATACGGAACATGTAGAACCAGTTAGCAGAACTCCAGAACAAATTGAAGACATAAAAATAGTCTTAGACTTTTAAGGTAAAAATACAATGGCAATCGAAACAAATTTAAACCAATCCCCATACTTTGATGATTTTAACGAGGACAAGAACTTTCATAGAGTTTTATTCCGTCCAGGTTATGCAGTACAAGCACGTGAATTGACTCAAATACAATCTATTCTACAAAACCAAGTAGAACGTTTTGCTAATGAGGTTATTGTTGATGGAACTGTTATTAGTGGTATTGGTTTATCAACTAAAACAATTGAATATGTTAAACTTAGAGATAAGGATGCTAACAACCGTGTATTACTATTAAGTGACTTCTTTACAGGAAGTGCTATATCTAATGTTGTTGTTACTGGTGCTACTTCAGGTGTTACTGCAAAATTAATAGATGCTAGAGAAGGTTCTGAATCAATTGCTCCAGACTATTTTTCGTTATTCGTAAACTACACAAACTCAGGTGCTAATACTACAACTAAAACGTTTAATGATAATGAAACATTATTAGTAAGGCATTCAGGTAATAGCACATTCGTAGTTGCTGCGAACTCTATTTCTTCGGACTCAACTGGTTTAGGTTTTAGAGCAACTGTTTCTGATGGTGTTGTTTATCATAAAGGAACTTTCATTAAAGTTAATCCTCAAAGTGTAATCGTTGATAAGTATAATACATCTCCTGATAAGAAGATTGGATTTGAAACAAAAGAGAGTTTAGTCAACTCAAATGAGGATTCTTCATTACTAGACAACTCAACTGGTTCTACTAACTATGCGGCTCCAGGCTCTGATAGATTAAAGTTATCTGCTACATTATCAGTAAGAAGTTTAACTTCTGCAAATACAACTACATTCTTTACGATTGCTGAAATCGAAAATGGTAATATCGTTCAAAAGTTTATCGATACAACGTATTCTGATATTGGTAAATATATTAATGAAAGAGCATTTGAAACAAATGGTAACTTTGCTGTTGAACCATTTAATATTAGAATTAGAGAACACTTAAAGAATACTAACAACTTGGGTCGTTATTCTTCTGCAGATGGTGGTAGTGTAAATAAACTTGTAGCAGAAGTTGAAAGTGGAACTGGTTATGTTGGTGGTAATAGAGTTTCTATCGAGGCATCTTTATTTAGAGATGTAGATAAAGCAACTGAATGGGACACTAAGGATGGTCGTGTAATCGGTCAAGCATATGGTAATTACATTAATGCTAAAGAAGTTGTTGGTACTTGGGACTTCCAAGGTTTGAGAGAAGTTACTTTACAAGACGCTAAACAACGTGGTATCTCTGGTAAGAACTTAGGTATTCAAGGTGCGAGGGGTTCTTCTATTGGTACTGCTCGTGTACGTGGATTCCAATGGGATTCTGGTACTCCAGGAACTGCTTCTGGGCAATTTAGAATTTACTTATTTGACGTTCAAATGAATTCTGGTAAGTCATTCTCTGAAGTAAGAGGTGTTTATGAGAATAATACATCAGGTCCTAAAGCGATGTGTGATATTGTACTTGAAACTAACGGTACTGCTAAATTACAAGAAACTGGATTAAATACATTAATCTTTCCTTTCACACAAAACGGTACTAAAACTCTTAGAGATTCTGATGGTAACATTGATACACAATTTGTTTACAGAACTGAAAAGTCGGTAAGTTTTGCCACAGATGGAACTGCTACTGTAACTGCGAATACTGCTCACTCTGGTGGTACTGAAGTTAATAATGATACTGGTGCTCCTCTATCAAATACTGACGAAAGAAATATTGTTGTCGTTTCTAGAGGCGCTGTTAGCACTGATGCTCATACTGGGCAAGTAACAGCATTTACTGGAAATACAATTACTGGTTCTGCTACTACGTTTTCTACACAATACCAAGTTGGCGATTTTATCACCATTGAAGATGGTGCTAATACAGTAACAGAAAGAATTATGACTATCAACAGTGATACGTCTATTCAAGTTGCTAATACAGTTCCTTATACTAGAAGTTCTGCAGGTCTTGCTCATAAAACTACTTTCCCAAGTGGTTACATTTTTGATACAAGTGCTAATGGTACGATTACTTCAACTTCTACTCAACATCAAATCAACTTACAACAAGCAAATCTTGCTTCAACGTTTACTGCTTCGGTTTACTTCAACCGTTTAAGAAGTAATGCTGTCCAATCTGCTAAGACTGTATTGAAAGATAAGTTTATTCATATTAACACTAACACTAATACTGCGACAAATAAAGGTCCATGGTCATTAGGTGTTTCTGATGCATATAAAATAGTTGCTGTATATCACGGTTCTAATACTGGTGTTTCAACTTCAAGTAATGATGTCACCTCTCACTTTGAATTGAATGATGGTCAGAAAGATGCATTCTACGACACTTCCCTAATTAAACAAAAAGCAACAAGTTCTTTAGACTTGTCTAGCGCTGGTTTGATGGTTAAGTTCAATTACTTTGACAGAAACTTTTCTTCAGGTATTGGTTACTTATCTGTAGACTCATATCCTATTGATGATACTACTGCAGCTAATACTGCTGCTATTGTGACTCAAGAGATCCCTATATTCACTTCACCTACTAGTGGTAAGACATATGATTTAAGGGATTCTGTAGACTTCAGACCTATTAAAACAAATACCGTCACACCGTCTGGTACAGGAACTGTTGCCTCAGCACCTACTAACCCTACTAATTCATCTACATTTAGTATTTCGTCAACTGGTGCTCATATGCCGACTCCTGATGAGAACTTCCAAGCAGATATTCAATATTACTTGCCTCGTAAAGACAGGATTGTATTGACTAAAGAGGGTGGAGTTGAAGTTGTTAAGGGTGTTGCTTCATTAACACCAAGAACTCCTGATGAATTAGCAGGTTCAATGACACTTGCTGTACTGAACATTCCAGTGTTCCCATCATTATCCCCATATGTTGCTAAACAATATAACAGAAATGATTATCAAGTTACATTAGATATTGAAAATAATCGTAGATATACTATGAAAGATCTACGTGCTGTTGAGCAACGTGTTAAGAATTTAGAATACTACTCATCACTTAATGCTCTTGAGTCGTCTGCTAAGAATAAGCAAATCTTCGGTTCTACTGGTATTGATAGATTTAAGAATGGTTTCTTAGTTGATAACTTTGATGGTCATAATATTGGTGATACAAGTAAGGTTGGATATCGAGTTGCGGTTGATAGAAACGAATCACAATTAAGACCATCGTTTAGCAGAACAGATGTTAATTTCAATCAGTCTGCGGTGCTAGCATCTTCAAATATTACGAAGTCTGGTGACTTAATTACTTTATCATATACGCATACAAGTTTACACGGTCAACCATTTGCGAGTAAGATTAGAAACCCAGTTCAAGAATTATCATTCAACTGGAGAGGTGAGGTTACATTAAACCCTGCTGTTGATAATACACCAGACATAACTACATTACCAGATATTCAAATAGACTTTGGTGGTATGTATAATGCTATCGCACAAGTTGCTGATTTGGCAGGTGTGACTGGAACAGATTGGGGTAATTGGAATACTTCTTCAGTTTCATCTTCAACAAGAAATGCTGGAAATTGGAGTAGTGGTTGGTCTGGTGGTGTAAGAAGAACTACTACTACACAAACCAATCAAATTAGAAGTGGTATTCAAACTAACATTAGTCCTTCAACAGAAACATTTAGTATTGGTAATTTTGTAACTAACGTTGCTGTTAGGGATTATATCCGACCTAGATCTATTCAGTTTACTGCAAATCGTATGAAACCTAACACACGTGTTTGGCCATTCTTCGATGGAGAGGCAGTTGCTGCATATTGTACACCTGCTAACTCATCATTTGCTAATACTGCTAATGAGGGTGCAAGTTTAACAACTGATGCAAACGGTAATGCTTATGGTATGTTCCGTATTCCTAATGACGATAGTTTAAAATTCCGAGTTGGTACTAGACGATTTGAATTGAAAGATATTGCAAATCTTATTACTGAAGAAGCATTGGTATCTACTTCTGCTCACGGTGACTATACAAGTATTGGTTTAGATGTATCTCAAAGAGGTTCGACTATTAATATGGTCACTCCTCAAATATCTCAAGCGAGTGTAACTAATAATAGAACCTTGACATCAGTCAATTCTAGAAACGTTACTACTTGGAGGAGAAGTCCACCTTCATCAGATCCAATTTCACAAACGTTTATTGTTTCTGCGGGTGACTCTGATGGTGCATTCATTACTAAGATTGACTTGTTCTTTGGTAGGAAGTCTGATACTTATCCTATCACTCTTCAAATTAGAGAAGTTGAGAATGGTTTCCCTACTACAACGATTGTTCCTTATGGTTCTAAAACGTTGCAACCAAGTGAAATTAATATTGACCCAACTACAGGTGATACAGCAACAACGTTTGAATTTGATTCTCCTGTATTCTTAAAGAATAACACGGACTATGTATTCGCAGTATTACCTGCTGGTAACTGTGATGAGTTCGGATTATGGGTTGGTCGATTAGGTGGAACTGATGTGTTTACTGGAGAATTAATCCACAAACAACCAGCATCTGGTGTGATGTTTATGTCTGCTGATAATAAGACTTGGTCTCCAATTCAAAATGAAGATATTAAATATAGAATCCATAAAGCAAGTTTCACTACAAACACTGGTACGGTATATGTAGAGAATGATGATATTGAATTTATGGCATCTGATAATTTCTACGGAACGTTTAACCACGGTGAGAAAGTTGTTGCCGAATCAGTATTAAGACTACAAGGTATTACTGGTAATGCTGCAGGTGATTATATCACGGTTGGTACAACTATTGCGAATACAACTGGTACATCTGCTAATGGTGTTGTTAGAAGTATTATTAATGAATATGCTAATGGTACAGTTATTGTTAAAGTAGATCCATATAATCCAACTAAGTTTGGTACTATGGCAACTGGTAATAATTCAGTTCTCATTTTAGGTTCTAACTTTACAAGTGGTAAGGGTAAGGTAGATTCATTTACTGCTAATACTAACAGTGGTTTTGTTAAGTTTATTGATGCACCAAATGGTAAGATCTATCTTGATAGTGCTACTGGCGCATTTGCTAACGGTTATGTTCGTGGCCAAGTTTCTGGTGCTGCGACAAGAATAACAACAGTTGATAATATTCAAATCAATACTCTTGTTCCTAAGATTCCTCAAATCAATTATGGTAATACGGCATCTTCATGGTCAGTAAGAACTACATCTGATTCTGCTGTAATTGGTGCTTCATATACTAACATTGATGTTAGTGTTGATAACAACTTCTTGGTTGGTGAAAAGAAAGTATATTCTAAGACTAACGAAACTGCATTAATTTCAGTTGATGGAAGTAAGAAGTCATTAGTAATGAAAGGTTCTTTCTCAACAAGTGATACAAATGTATCACCAGTAATTGATACTTCAAGAATTAATGGAATCGTTATCGGTAATGTAATAAATAATACTAACGTAGATGAACATAAAGAAGTTGGTGATGCGTTGGTTAGATATATTACTAAACCAATTACATTGGATGACGGACAAGAAGCGGAAGACTTAACTGTATATTTAACTTCTTATAAACCACAAGGTACTGATGTTAGTGTATATGCTAGAATTCATAATTCTGAAGATTCAGATGACTTTGGTGATAAAGATTATACACCATTGACTCAAATCACTTCTAGTAATACTTATTCGGATAGTGTTGATACTACTGACTTGAAAGAATTTGAATATGGATTTAGTGCTAATGTTGCTGGTGGTGGGTTCTTAACAACTGCTAACTCTCATGCTCATCTAAATAGTTCTAACAGTGAAGTTGTTGCTTATCGTTCTGCTGGTGGTGGTATATACCATACCTATAAGACGTTCGCAATTAAGATTGTTATGACGAGTACTGGAACTAATATTGTTCCGTTGGTTAAAGATATGAGGGCAATTGCTTTACAGAAATAATGGAAGTGGTTAAGATACAAGATAATGAGGACTTGATAAGGGATGTTGGTACTAATGCAGTATTAAATTCTAATATGTCCTCACTTGAAAAGTATAAAGCAAGAAGAAACAAAGAAAGAGAAATGAACGATGATGTTCAAAATTTAAAGCAAGATGTTAATGAGATAAAATCTATGCTTAAACAATTATTAGAGAAATAATATGGCAGTAACAATTTCAAATACCAACTTAACCAGCAACTTCAATACTTGGAGGATGAATACAAACTTATTAGCAGAGTCAATGAGTAAGAACAGTGTTACTGTTTGGCGAGGTAATGCTAACAGAGGTGGTTCGGTTACAGGTAATGGACACATTTCTGGAACGTTTTCTGCTAACGAATTAAGAACGACTTCTCTTAAAGGTGGCAACACTACAGTTGCTAGTGCGCTTACAATCAGTTCTAATACAAATATTTCTGGTCAGACACTTTCAGTATCTGCTAATACAACCTTTACTGGTAACGTAAACTTTACTTCAGTTGGTACTGATAGAATTATTATGGGTGATGTTAGTCGTGTCAGGATAACTGGTGGTTCTAATAATAACATTATGTATCAGAAGAATTCTGACGAAATTCAATTTACAGCAGACCCAATCGCAAATTCAATTACGATTGCTGCTGGTAATGTTCAAACGTTACTAGATGCTAAGGAAAATGCTGGTGAATCTGCTGATCAATCAATAGCAATGTCAATTGCGTTAGGATAGAGATATGGGTGCAAAAGCAAATATAATCATTGACCAAGGTGCTGACTTCGCAACGTCTATCGCCGTTGCTGATGTTGACGGAAACATTGTCGATTTATCTGGATACACCGCAAGAGGTCAAATCAGGAAACACTACACTTCTTCGACAAAGACTGATTTTATTATCACATTCGGGATTCCAAGAACGGAAGGAGTTGTTAATTTGACTCTATCAAACGCAAATACTGCTTCGATGGAGGCAGGTAGATATGTTTTTGATTCAGAATTAATATCAGGTGCTGGCGTTGTTTCTAGAATGGTTGAAGGAATAGCAACAGTGACACCTGAGGTAACGAGGTAATAGATGGCAAACTTTAAAGTCAAGTTGACACCAACAACTCCAAACTTTACATTAAAGAACACTTCAATTGCTGGTGCTAGAATTGATAAGATGGACGACATCGTAGAAGTTGCTGATAATAAGGTAGATGGTGCTGTACTTGTATATAAAGCAACGACGGATAAGTACGAATTGAAAAAGGTTTTAACTTGGGATGCTGCTGCTGACAATTATAAAGTTGACGGCGGTGAGTTCTAATGTCTGCTAATACTCTATTAACAATAAAACGCAGTCAATCGACTGCTGCTCCAGTTGCCCTTGCTAATGGTGAATTAGCATATTCATATTCTTCTGACAAATTATTTATCGGACAGACTGCTAACTCAAGTGTAGCAACAAGTGTTGAATATATTGGTGGTAAATTAGCAATGGATAAAATTGCTAATTTAGAAAGTATTGTTATTGAGGGAAATCAAATTCATAATAATATTACAATTAATGGTGAGATGACATTCTCTACTTACACTAACAATGCTGTACTTATTGCTAAGACTGGTGGATTGGTGGATTTCGTAACTGGTACGAGTGGTAAAGTTATGCAGATTGCTGCGAATGGCACACCCACTTTTGATGATTTGAATGGTGGAACATATTAGATAATGTCATATACAGATGCTGAGGAAGTCTTTGGATTATATACAAAGGAATCGGAAAATCAACTTGTAGAATATAATAAGATGATTATTGCTTTGAGGACTAAGATAACTTTCCTTGAGAAACAAATTGAAGAACAAAATAAAATTCCAGTCCCAAGAATGATTGTCGAACAGATAATTGAGTTGGAACAAAAGAATAGAAAATTACAGGATGATTTGAAATTTTACGAACCTCATATACCTGAGAATGTAAAAGCAAAAAGGAATAAACAGAAAGCACCAACCCGTAAAGGTGGATTGCGATAAAAGGTATATTTTTATAAATATATTAAATAACAAAGAATTAAACAAAGGAGTCCTCAATGGCAAGTATAATTAAATTAAAAAGATCCGCAGTCGCAAGTGCTGTCCCATCTACACTACAAGAGGGTGAGATTGCAGTAAACATTGTTGACAAGAAACTATATGTCGGTGGTGTAAATGGTGGTTCAAATACCCAAACACTATCTGGAGACCAGTATAACTTAACATCATCTAACGGTTCTGATGCTGCAACGATTACGTTGACAGTTGATAACGATGTACTATCTAATGACGCAATTACGATTGCTGGTGGTGAAGGTGTTGATGTTTCAGAATCAGGTGGCACAATTACCCTTGCTGGTGAAGACGCAACTGTATCTAATAAAGGTATTGCTTCTTTTGCTACAGCAGACTTCTCAGTAACCTCTGGTGCTGTAAGTGTTAAGACTGGTGGTATTGCTACTGCTCAACTTGCTGCAGATGCCGTAGATGGTACGAAGATTGCTAATGACGCAATCGCTGCTGAACATATTGCTTCTAATGCAGTTGTTTCTGATTCAATCGTAAATAAAACGATTGTTGGTGGTGACATTGCTGATGCTACTATTACTGCTACTCAACTAGCAAGTGGTGCAATTACTGCAAACACTGTTAGTAATAACTCTGTTGCTTTAGGAACTAAGACAACTGGTAACTATGTTGCTACTGTATCTGGTACTGCTAATGAGATTACTGTATCTGGTTCGGGTTCTGAAACTGCTGGTGTTACAGTTAGTTTACCTGATAATATCACAGTTGGTAATAACCTAACAGTATCTGGAAACACTGCTGTTACTGGAAACGTAACTGTTGATGGTAACTTAACCGTTGAAGGATCTACTACTTATATTTCTTCATCTACTGTAAACGTTGATGATAGTGCAATTAAATTATCTGCTAACAACTCTGCTGATACAGTTGATATCGGTATGTATGGTAAGTATGTTGTTGGAGGAACTGCTACTTATGGTGGTTGGCATCGTGATGCTTCTGACTCTGGTATCTTCAAGTTCTATAAAGATATTACTGCAGAACCTACAACTACTGTTAATACTGGCCATGCTTCTTATGCAATCGGTCAAATCGAAGCAGTTATTGACGGTGGAAGTTATTAATACGTTATAAATAGTATAAAGGGAACGTTAATGCTTATATAAGCATGTTCCCATTAAATTTTGGACTATATAGTCCGTGAACAATTAGAGAACCATAGATATGGCATCAGTCGTAAAGATTAAACGTTCTTCCGTACTAGGGAAACGTCCTACTACAAGTGAAATTACAGGTGGTGAGTTAGCACTAAACACACGTGACGGAAAGTTATTTTCGTCAGACGGATCGTCTGTATTTGAAGTTGGTGCTAATGTACATTCTCTATCAGTTGGCACTGGTGGAATACAATTTGCTAATGGGTCGTTTACGATGCCTACCACTGATGGTTCAGCAGGGCAATTCTTAAAGACAGACGGTTCTGGTACATTAACTTTTGCTTCTGAATCAAGTAGTAGTGGTTATGATAATGATGGATTCACTGAAACAATACATTACACCACAAGTAAAATTTTAGATAACATAGATTTTGGTCTAGTATCAGCAACATATACTGCAGACCCATTTAATTCTGCGGACATAAGTATGCCGATATATGAATTACAAGAACCAATTGGTAGAACATCAACAATAGATTGCGGGAGCGTAGCATAATATGGCAAGTGTATTAAAACTTAGAAGAGGAACCTCATCACAAAACGATTCGTTTACTGGTGCTAATGGTGAGATAACTTATGACGTAACCAATAAAACTATCCGTGCTCATGATGGATTAACAGCAGGTGGTGTTAAACTTGCTAAAAATTCAGATGTAACTACCAAGATGAGTGTTGCTAATACTCAAGCATTATTTGCTACTGTATCTGCTAACAATGCAACTATCAATAAGAAAATGTCAGTTGCTAATACACAGACATTACATACATCTGTTACTGCTAACCTTAATTCATACATAGCAAATACTAATCCTAGAATAACAAATGTTCTAACATCAATATCTGGCACTAATACTGCTATCCGTTCATTAGTTTCAGATGAATCTAGTAGAGTTAATTTAGTTAATACAAACTTAACAGGAACTAACACTGCTATTAGAACTTTAGTTTCTGATAGAATGCAGGTTGCTAATGTTGCATCAAGGTTCACTACCTCTGATGCATCTATTTCAACGAAGATGTCAGTAGCAAATACTCAGACATTACATGCATCTGTTACTGCTAACTTAAATAGTTATGTTGCTAACACTAATCCTAGAATAACAAATGTATTAAGTTCTATTGCTTCTACTAACACTGCTTTAAGAACTTATACTGATGACTCGATTGCTGCATTAGCGAACTCTGCTCCAGTTACATTAAATACTTTAAATGAGTTGGCTGCAGCATTAGGAGATGATGCTAACTTCGCAACAACACTTACAACTAACTTAGGTCAGAAACTAGGTTCTGCTGCTTCAGTAACATTGACTGGTGCTGTAACTGGTACTGCTTCATTCAGTTCTAATGCTGTTTCTATTACAACTACTGCCACTGCAGATCCGACTATCACTTTGGGTGGCGATTTAACTGGTAATGTAACATTAACTAATTTAGGTAATGGAACTTTAACTGCCACAGTTGTAGACGATAGTCATAACCATGTGATCAGTAATGTTGATGGACTACAAACTGATTTAGACACAAGAGCAACTTGGTCTGGTTTAACTGGTACCAATACTGCTATCCGTTCATTAGTTTCAGATGAATCTAGTAGAGTTAATTTAGTTAATACTAATTTGACTAACACTAATACCGCAATCAGAACTCTAGTATCTGATAGAATGCAGGTTGCTAATACAATTGCACTTGCTAATGCTAGATTAGGGAAGTCATCAACTGTTACATTGACTGGTGATATTACTGCTTCGGCAACTGCATTTAGTGCTAATGCCGTATCAGTTGCTACAACCTTATCAAATTCAGGTGTATCTGCTGGCACATACGGTAATAGTTCTGCTATTGGTGTTGTTACAATCGATGCTAAAGGACGTGTTACTGCTGCTACAACTGCTGCAGTTGCTGGTGTTACGAGTGTAAACTACTATGGTGCTAATGCTACATTAAGAATTGCTACTGCTGATGGTACGAATTTCGATACTGGAATTTCTACCAACGATAAGATGACGGTAGCAAATACTCAAGCATTACATACATCTATTACTGCTAATCTGAATAGTTACATTGCTAACACTAATCCTCGTTTAACTGCTATACAATCTGATATTGATTCAAATGAGGTAATGGAACGTTCTGCACTTGCAAATACAAATGCATATATTGCATCTGTTCAATCTGATGTTGATACTAATGAAGCAACTGAAAGATCTGCTCTTGCTAATACAAATGCATATATTGCGACCAATTCTGCAACTGAAAGATCTGCTCTTGCTAATACAAATGCATATATTGCGACCAATTCTGCAACTGAAAGATCTGCTCTTGCTAATACAAATGCATATATTGCGACCAAAGCAGATCTTGCTTCACCAACTTTAACTGGAGTACCATCTGCACCTACTGCTGCGAATACAACTAGCACTACTCAAATTGCTACTACTGCATTTGTACAAAATGTAGTTGATATAGATATCGCAGCATTAGCAAACTCTGCACCTGTTACATTAAACACTTTAAACGAACTTGCTGCTGCACTAGGAGATGATGCGAACTTTGCAACAACTCTTACAACTAACTTAGGTCAGAAACTAGGTGCTGGTGCTTCAGTTGCATTAACTGGCGATGTGTCTGGTACTGCTAACTTTAGTTC